AGGAGGATTCATCTACGCCGCCGCATCGGGAAGCCGGTTCGTCCCGGACAACTCCGTGGCCGAGGTGGAGTTCTCGGGAGCTCGCGGGGCAGACCCGTGGGCCGGGTTTGAGGAGGTGGCGAAGTACGAGGGCAAGGTCATCGAGGATGTGGCCCGCAAGACAGAGGCCCGCCGGAAGAAGTAGATGCCCTCCTGGCAGACGAAGAGCCTGCGTTTCCTGCAGCGACTGGCCGGGCTCCTTGGATGCCTCTTCGCGCTCCAGAAGCAGGTTGTTGACCACCCGTCACGGTGGAAGGCCCTGCTTACCCCGCGGCGCGCGGGCAAGACCGAACTCGCCTGCGCGTGGCTGCTCGACGCGGCGATCAAGAACCCCGGGAAGAAGTTCCTCTACGTCGCGCTAACCCGTCCGTCGGCGCAGGATATCGCCTGGGGCATCTTCCACCGGCTGAACGACACCTTCAACCTGGGTGCCCAGTTCCACGACAGCCGCCTGGACATCACCCTGCCCAACGGGTCAAAGATCCTCCTCCGCGGGGCGGACCAACCCAACTGGGTATCGAGGCTGGAGGGGCAGGAGTTTCACCTCATCGTCATCGACGAGTCGGGTCTCTACTCGATCGACATGCGGAAGCTGGTGTACGGGTCCTTCGGCCCCATGATCATGAAGGGGGGCTCGATCCTCCTCATCGGTCGCCCGGGGGACGTGAAGTACGGGCTCTTCTGGGACATCACCAGGCCAGACCTTAGACCTGGGCCGCGGGCCGAGGATGGCTCCTGGATCGTCGTGGACCACGAGGGCGGGGTCCAGTGGTCCGTGTTCGGCTGGGCGGCTGTTGACAACCCCTACGTCGCCGAGTGGTGGACCAAGACCGTCGAAGAGATGATGCGGATCAACCCGGAGGCCCTGCAGTCTCCGCTGATTCGCCGGCACCTCTTCGGGGAGTGGGCGGAGGACTCGGACAAGTCCGTCTACGGGTCCTTCTCGGTCGAGCGAAACGTCACCGAGGAGTGGGTCCCGATGGATGGGGACCGATTCGGGATGGCCACCGACTTCGGGTGGGACGATGCCCAGGCGTTCCTCGTCGGGTGCTGGAACCCTGCACGCCCGGACTTCGTTGTGCTCGAGAGCTACTCCGAGAAGAACATGCCGCTTAAGACAGCGCTCGACAGGATTGCCATGTACCAGGAGCGCTACCCGGGTCTGTTGATGTGGGGCGACCCCGCGCGGAAGCAGCTCTACATGGAAATGGCCATCCGGTTCGGGGCCTGCGTGAACGTGGCAGAGAAGCAGGAGAAGCACGACTTCATCGACCTCCTAAACAACGACTTCGCCCTCGGGCGGGTGAAGATCGTGCGCGCCACCAACGAGGGGCTGGTCAAGGAGCTGGTGGAGCTGAAGAAGCTGGTCAAGGAAGATGGCACATGGGTCGAGCACCCGAAGCAGAAGAACGACCGATGTGACACGTTGCTCTACTGCTGGCGGCACAGCCGGCACTACCGCTACGAAGAGCCGAAGATGGGGCCAGCGCCCGGGACCCCGGCCTATGCTGACCAGATGATGAAGGAAGCCTTCCAGCGGGAGGAAGAGCGCATGAAGCGCAAACAGTCTAGAAACTCCTGGCGACCACGATTCGACCATTGACCTGTGCCAAGTGCATGAGCCATGATGTGCCATCGGAGGGCACTACATGGCACGACCTGCGCGCTGGTGGAACGTCGGCAAGGAAGAGCATCTCGACGCAGACGAACTGAAAGGCGCACTGGCGCGGGCGGTATCCACCCGGGCTGACTACCTGATCGAGGAGTATGGGAACGAGCGAACGGCTCGGAACGAGCGGTGGAACCAGAACTACGAGAACCGGCTGAGTGACTACACCGCTCCGGGGGTTGCCGTCCCCGCCGGCATCGACCCGTGCAGCATCACCCTGAACGTGACCGCGTCCTGCATCGACGCTGTCAACTCCAAGATGTCCGCGCAGGACCCGAAGCCCCAGTACCTGACCACTGACGGCGACTTCAAGGCCCAGCAGAAGGCCAAGATGCGGCAGCGGTTCGTCATGGGCAGCTTCCTCGACGGTGGCTACTACGACGAGATGGAGAAGGTTCGGAAGGACTCCCTGATCTTCGACATGGGGGTGATGAAGATCTTTGCCCGGGACGACCGCATCGTCTACGAGCGGGTCCACCCCAACGAGATCGTGTGGGATGAGAAGGCGGCCCGCCGCGGGGCCCCCGGGGAGTTCTTCCACGTCATGGAGCTCGCCACCGACGTCGTGTGCTCGGAGTACCCCGACGAGAAGGACAACATCGAACTCTCGGCCAACAGCGGGAACAGGGGCGGGGATGCCATGGGGATCGTGGATGACTTCGTCGAGGTCTACGAGGCATGGCACGAGCCCTCATCCAAGGGGGATGACGACGGGCGGCATTGCATTTGCACCAAGTACGCGACGCTGGTCGATGAGCCGTGGACCTACAACCCGTTCATCTTCGTTCGATGGGAGACGCTGACCAAGGGGTTCGGGGGTCAGGGCCTGGCCGAGCAACTCTCGGGCCTGCAGGATTCCATCACCAACCAGCTTCAGCGCATGGAGAGGGCCCACGACCTTCTTGGGGTGCCGTGGGTGCTGAAACCCGGGGGCTGCACGATGAAGAACGCATCGTGGGACAACGGGGTTGGCAAGATTATGGAGTTCGACGGGCCTCCTCCGGTGGTTCAGGTTCATGGGGTACTTGCCCCCGAGGTATACACCTGGCTCGACTATAAGTATCAGAAGGCGTTCGAGATTTCCGGTATCTCGCAGTTGTCGGCCACATCGCGCAAGCCAGTCGGGTTCGACCCGAGCGGCGTGGCCCTTCAGGCATACCTCGAAACGGAGACCATCCGCTTCGCCGCCTACGTCAAGGCATACCACAAGGCAACCCTCGACGCGTCCCGCGTGACGGTGCAGGCTGCGCGACACAGCGACAGCGACGTGATCTCACATTGGCGCATGAAGGAATGGGCCAGGGAGATACCGTGGTCGTCGATTGATGACCCGGACGACAAGTTCGTCTGTCAACTCTGGCCGACGAACCTCATGCCGGACAGCCCATCGGGGAAGCTGAGTTACGTCGAACGGATGGTGACCACGGGCGTGTACAAGCCGGAAGAGGCCCGCATGCTTCTGGCCTTCCCAGACGTCGAGGCCCTGGACCGTACCGGGAACGCCGCGCGCGAGCTCGTGGAGATGATCATCGACGTCATGCTCGAGGATGAGCGCTACATCGCGCCGACCAAGCACATGAACCTCAAGATGGCCATCTACGTCGTCCAGGGGGCCATCCTGCGGGCCGAGTTGAACGACTGGGGGAACGCGAAGTTGTCCCTTTTGTCCCGGTGGCTCGACGAGGCGGCCCTCCTGGACGAGCAGGCGCAGCTCGAGGAGGTGACGCAGGCCCAGAAGCTCCAGGCGGCTCAGCAGCCCCCTGCCCCGCCCCCGGCGCCCGGGCCGCCGACACCTCCCCCCCCTGGCCCAGAGATGATGATGCCCCCGCCCCCGATGGACGCGATGAACCCCGCCGGTATGCCGGCTTAACACCAAGGAGACCACATGGAAGATCAAGAGGCGGTTACCGCCGCAACCGTACAGCCACAACCCACGCCACCGCCGGCAGTGAAGCCGCCCGAGCCGGACCGGGCAGGATACGACCTGATCCAACAGGCCATTGCCAAGGCGGACAAGGAGAGCCCCATCGAGGGGGAGTCCGACGGAGAGCCTGAGGCCGCGGCAGCCGCAGAGGCCGCTCCGGCTGCCGCGGCCAGCCCGGAGGAGCAACGCCACAGCCAGCGCATCGCAGAGCTCGCCCGGCGCGAGATGCTCATCCGCCAGAACGAGCGGAAGCTGAAGCAGCAGACGGCGGATTCTCATCATCGCGTAGAAGAGGAAGTGCGGAAAGCCGAGCAACAACGCAAGGCTGCGATGGTGGAGCAACTCAAGGCCGACCCGTTTGGTACGCTACGCAACGAATATGGGCTTGACATACTGGATGTGCTTGCGTCAGCATCTGGTCAAGATGCCGGGAAGCGCGAACAAGATCGAGTGGCCGTACTGGAGGCGAAGCTCGAAGCTCTGGAGAAGGAGCGAAACGAGTCAACCAAGCGGGCAGAGGAAGAGCGGCAGAAGGCTCAACATGAGCACGTCTACGGAAACGCTCTCAGTGCCATCCAGCGAGTCATCTCGGCCGACCCCGAAGCACACGAGGCGATTCTGGACCAAGGGAACACGGGAACTCGGCGGGTCTTCGATGCGCTCAATGCCATGTACGAAGAATTGGTCGAACGGGGCTATTCTCCTGGCCCCCCCAGCAACGATGACATTCTCGCAGCGGCCAAGATCGTCGAGGATGCGACCCGGCAGGAGGAACTGGAAGAGTTGCGCCGAAAGGCGGAAAGGAAGCGTTTCTCAGGCAGACTGACCTTCGGGGAGCCAACCATCGCGGCTGCCACAGCCAAGGCTCCACAAGCTAGCACCTCGTTGCCGAAGTCGCCGACGACAACTCTCAGCGGGAAACTTCAGGGAACCGCCCCTGCGCGTCGTGAGCTTCTCACGCCACAGGAGAGATTGCAGGCGGCCATGAAGATTCAGCCCCCCACGGAAGAGGACGAAACGGGGGAGACGCTGAGCTAGCTGCGGTCACCTCGGGTGGCCGCCCGAGGATGAACATGGCAGCCGGAACCGTCGCGAACTACGCGTCAACCGTTCTCAAGACCCTTTTTTCCAGCAAGGCAATCGACGACGCCACCCTGTCCGAATCTCCCGCTCGCGGCATGATGAACAAGAACGAAGACTTCGGGGGGTACGACTCCAGATCTCTTCTGTTCTACGGGGATCTCCAGGGGGTTGGAAACGTCTTCAGCACCGCGCAGAGTTCCATCGCGAACCCGTCGGACGCGGCCTACACCATCACCCGGAAGGAGTGCTACGCGCTCGCGGCTCTCGAGGGGTGGCTGATCGAGGCGGCGAAGAAGGGCGAGCGGGCCAGCTTCTGCAGCGCCCTGCAGCGGCACATGGACAGTGCCCTGCACGCCATCGCCACCAACACCATGAGCCATCAGATCTACCGGAACACCTACGGGCACCGTGGGACCGCGACGGCATCGACGACCACGATCACCCTGACCAACGCGAACGACATCGTGTTGTTCGAGAAGGGGATGCCGCTGGTGGCCTCGGCGACCGACGGCGGCGCGCTTCTGAGCGCCACTGCCTGTACCGTGGCGACCGTCAACCGCGGGGCCGGGACCTTCACCACTTCCGTGGACATGAGCGCCTCCTGGACGGGGACCTTCTACCTCTACCGGGCGACCGACAGCGACGGGACGACCGCTGCGGCCCCGAGCGGCCTGTGCATCACCGGTCTTCGCGGGTGGATGCCCTCGACGGTGGGAACCCTCTTCGGGCAGGACTGCACCCTGGACAGCCAGCGGCTGGCCGGCGGGCGCTACGCCGGAACCGGGTCGATGCGCGAGTGCATGAACGGCGCGGTGGCCGTGGCAGACCGTGACGGGCAGAAGTGGGACACCATCGTGATGCCCCCGGACTACTACGCGAAGTTGGTCAACGAGCTTTCGACCAACGTCCGCTACGCCCAGGCCCCGGCCATGACCTCGAAGGGGCCGAGCGCCACCATCGGATTCGCAGGGATCGAGACCGTGGGTCCCTCGGGCAAGATGGTCAAGGTTTTCGCGGACCGCTGGTGTCAGTCCGGGCTGGCCTACGCCCTGAAGATGGACACCTGGACCGTGATGTCGCTGAACAAGGCTCCGCACATCCTGGACCTGGACGGGCTGGTGATGATGAGGTCCGCGACCGCCAACACCTACGAGCTTCGGTGGGGCGCGAGCTGGCAGCTTCACTGCTCCAACCCGGGTGACAACATGGTCATCACGTTGCCCACCTAGTCAAACCCCTTTCCGGGGGGTGGTACCGGTCCAGTCTCCTTCCGGTGCCGCCCCCCGGGCGCTTTCGAGAGGATGAATCATGGCAAGCGAGATCTTCAACAACAACACGCTGAGCAAAGAAAACGAGTCGGTGAAGCTCTACGCCCTGCTGACCATCGGGACGAGCGGAGCGGTCACCAAAACCCGGGGGAAGGGCATCGCGTCGGCCGCTTTGTCCACCACGGGGACCTACGTCCTCACCCTGGACAGCAAGTACACCCGGTTGCTGAATCTGACGGGGACCGTGCGGCGCTCGACGTGGGCCGCCCTGGCCGTTCAGATCTTGGCCGAGACGGTTGCGAGCACCAAGACCATCACCATCGGCATCGGTGACTACGACACCACGGCCCTGACCGAGCCGACCTCGGGCGACCTGTTCTACATCGAGGTCACCCTCGGAAACACCACGGACTAGCCCATGGCAACCAAAGAGAAACCTGCCCTCATCATCGCGTTGGCAAAGAAGCACGTCGCCGACAAGCTGGGGAGCAAGGAGAAGGACACCGACGTGATCGCCGAGGACATCATGAAGGCAATCAAGTCGGGGAGTTCCAAGGCCCTCGCCAGCGCACTGAGCGCTTTCGTGTCGGTCGGAGCGGGGTCGTCCGACGAATAGCAGCAAAGGAGTGTCCCCATGAAGGCTGTCACCCTTGCAACCCTGCTGGCTGACGTGAGGGCGCTCTACGAGATCCGTAGCATCTCCCTTGACGATACCTTGCTCACCCGTTGGATCAACCAGAGCTACTCCAAGCTCTACGACCTGATCATCTCGGTAGCCCCTGAGCACTTCCGGTCCTCGGACACCATCAACTTGGTGTCCGGGACCTACACCTACGCCCTGTCGTCGGAGATCGCCGACTTCTACAAGGGCATGGGGGCGGACGTGCTGCTCGAGAGCGGCTACTACAACCCCATGGGGACCTTCCCGTGGGAGGAGCGCCACATCTACGCCGGGAACGTCACGACGTCCAGGGCCGATCTCCTGTACTGCTACATGGGAGACAAGATGCACCTGATCCCTGTGCCCGGGTGGACGAATACCGCGGGGATCCAAGTCTGGTACATCCCGACCCCGACGGTACTGGTGGGTGGTGGGTCGCCAAACACCATCGACACGTTCAACTCCTGGGACGAGTACATCGTGGCCGACGTCTGTCGGAAGTGCGCCATCAAGGAGGAGGCGCCGACGAAGGATCTCGTGGAGCTCTCCCGCGAGCTGAAGGCTGACATCCTGGTGGCGGCGAAGCAGCGCGACTTCGCGCACAGCCAGTCAATCCGGAGCGTGTCCCAGTCCAGGGCGCGCGACCCGTTCAAGAACCTACCCCCCCCGGCGTAATGGACCGCACCATAGACTTCCTTCTTGGGGCGGACTGCAACTTGCGGTGCTCCTATTGCTATGTGTCCCACGATACCCCCCGCACGATGCCGCTTGACGTGGCCCTGCGGGCCGTGGATGTGGTGCTGGAAGACAAGGAGATTTCGTCCACGTCCGGGGCGATCTGGGGCTTTGTGGGAGGAGAGCCCCTGCTGCACTGTGAATTGATTTCTGACACCATCGCCCACGTCCGACGACGCACTTACGAGATGGGTCACCCGTGGTTTGATGCGGCACGGTTTGCTATAACCACCAACGGGGTATTGTACGATTCCCCGGGAGCACAGGACCTTGTTGCGAAATACGGGGCGTCACTGTCCGTGAGCATCACCCTGGACGGTTCACCGTCCATGCACAACGCGGCGCGGGTGTTCCCAGACGGAACTGGATCCTACGACTCCGTGTCGCGGAACATCAAGCTGTGGTTGCGTCAGACGAAGGAGCGGTCAACCAAGGTGACCATCTCTCCGGAGAACATCGAGCGTGTGGCGGAGGGCGTGCTGCACGCCTTCGATCTCGGCATCCAAGAGGTCAACGCCAACTGCGTGTTTGAAGACGTGTGGACCGCGGAGCACCCGGCGGTACTGCACGCGCAGATGGTGGACCTGGCAGCTTCCATGAGAGACCGCGGGATCGTACTGGAACGGTGCAGTCTTTTTTCGCGGTTCATCGGTTCCCCCGTGTCCCCCGTGGAAACAAGCAACTGGTGCGGGTGCGGCAAATGGATGCTGGCCGTGGACGCTTCCGGAACGTTCTATCCGTGCAACCGCTTCGCTCCTTCGGCTCTGAGGCACCATCCGCCAATTTCCGTCGGGGACATTCACCACGGGATAGACCACGCGGCCTTGTCCCGGTTTGACATCGGCAGGATTGAGAAAAGCACCGCCGAATGCCTGCACTGCGAGATCGCTAGCGGGTGCGCGTGGTGTTCTGGTAACGACTACGACACCCACGGGGTGATCGACAGACGAACCACCACGCTGTGCCTGATGCACCGCGCCCGAGTGGATGCGGCTCGGCTGGCGTGGGCAAGGGAGGCGCCATGAGCATCATCGGAAGAGTGACCCTGGACGAAATGGGAGAGATACGAATCCTGTTCCAGCGAAAGACGGCGTTGCGCGAGCTGGTCCATTCCCTGGTGAAGGGGACACCGTCAGACCTTGACAGCCCGCTGTACGAGCGACTCCTGGCCGATCTGGGGGTAACGTGCTTCAAGTTCGACGCCTGGTGGGCCGAGATGTCGAAGAAGTATGGGTGGGGCCTCGGGTCATGGGAGATCGATTTCTCCAACGGGGACATAGTCGAGCAATGAGAACCGACCCGACAGCGTTCGAGTTTCAACGGAGACTCCGCGCCGACCGGCGCGACGTAGAGGACGCGTGGCCCTGCCTGGGAAAGCCAACGGGGGAAACGTATACAGCCAACGCACAGGCAAAACATGGAGATCTGCTGTGTTGTGATCCAACGGCGGCTGTTATGCGAGTGGCGCTTCCATTGGCCGTGGCGACCGGTGAAAGGATCACCGTCAAGAACTACTCGGCGTCAACCAACGCCATCACCATAGACGCCGGAGTGGGCGTGATAGATGGGGCTTCGACATACGTCATCAACACGGCATGGGGCTGTGCGGTGTTCGTTGACGTAGCGCCTGGGAAGTGGGCCAAGATCTGATGAGGGGTCCGTCTGACATCAAAGACGCAGCGACCGCCAGCTTTCAGCGAGCGGCTCGCGCAGATCAGCGGGACACATACGACAACGCCCCGCACAGATGTCTGGGGATGCCATCGGACGTCTTGACCCAGTCTACCCACGCGAAGTATGGAGACCTCCTCCTGTTCGATCCCACGTCGGCAATCGGCACAACGTTTGCCAGGTTGCCCAAGGGTGACAGGTCTAAGATCGGCGAAAAGGTAACTGTCAAGAACTTCTCAGCTTCATCAAACATTGTAAGGGTTTTGGCCGTTACCCCGGACACGATAGACAAATCCCCCTACGTGGACCTGGATGCAGGTTGGGAGCAGGGCACGGCGCTTCTGATAGCCGAGGACAAGTGGATCTGGATCGTTGGGACGGGGTGCACGGGGTGCGGCGGCACATGCACGGCGGCCTGCGGCGGGTCCTGCACGGCGGGGTGCGGCGGGTCCTGCACATCCTCCTGCGGCGGAACATGCACGGGGGGGTGCCAGAACT